GGTCCCATCTGTGATTGGTGGTTTGAATCTTATCGCTGGTTTGGTTGCTACGATCATGCAATTCCTTAAGATTAACGAATTGATGGAGAATCACAAGGCGGCAGCTCTGTCCTATGGTCTCCTATCCAGAAACATTCGTCTCACGATGGCTCTTGCGCGTGAAGAACGAAACTCCGATGGCTTAGATTTCGTAAACAATTGTAAGACTGAATACGATCGTCTCATTGAACAATCACCAGCTGTACCAACAACTATCCTGGTTGAATTTGAGAAGGAATATCCACTTGACAACATCTTCACAAAGCCAGAGATTCTTGATGTTCGAGCAATTCCAAAATTAAAATTGCCTGGTCTGACTAATTTAACAAAGGGTGTGAGTGTGATAGGCTCTATCACTAAGGGTGGTCCTCTTAGTAAAATTGGTGATTTGGTAAAGTCCAGAGAGGAGTATGAAGCGAAAACCAAGATCCTCGAAGAAATGCAATCCGAGTTGGATGAGGAAGAAGAACTTAAATCTGAGGTATCTGAAGAAGAGACAGACGTCGAGCAAGGTATACCAAAAGAATAAACATTCCAATATTAGTTAAAATAGAACAAACAACATATGGTAAAATTTTCCTTCTTAAAGGTTTTACGATACGTTCATGTAGTGCGCCATTATCAAGCACTAAATCTATGGCTTGATTAGTAAGATCATCAATGGACTCCTTCATTAAAATAATCAAACAAAAAAAAGAAGAGCCTCTTACAACGATTCATACACAACAGATAGATTTACTAAAGAAGTATATCCGTGAAGGTAAAAATGTATTTATTTGTGGTGCGTCAGGTGTTGGAAAAACTTATATACTAAATTCCGTTTTAAACAAAACTAATAGTATTGAAATAGAAAAGGAACACCTAAAAGGTAAATCACATTTCCTGTCTTTTATAAAGAATACCGCAAAACATACTTACATTGAAGATTATGATGTGGATTTTAAAGGTATAATTGAAAGTGTATCAGATGGTGAGCGTCTTACAAGAGGTTCTCTCGTGGTAACTTCTATAAATATGTGTATGTTTGCAAACTTTGAAACCATATTTATACCCAAACATAAACCAGAAAAACTTCTTTCGCTTGTAGATGATAGATCTAAGAGAGCTGAAAATGCCGCTATTAGATGTAACGGTAATATCCGTGACTTTTTTTCATATATTGAAGGTCACGACGAAAAAGACGAATTCAAAACACCCAAAGAATTTGTACATGATATATTGAGTGATCCATCACCAATTGGTATACCTGCGTCAATTCACGAACATGGACATATGTGGGATATATTTCAAGAAAACTATTTAGATTCTAAAGGTGTTAATGAAAATAAAATTGCACAAGCATTTTCCGAAGCCGATATTTATGATACAGCTATGTATTCAACTGGTGAATGGTGTCTCATGCCATTTTTTGTTGTTAATGCAATGTGCATACCAAAAATGTATATTGGAAAACCACTCATAAAAGATAAAATTAGACCCGGAAGTTGCTGGACAAAATATGGTAACTATAAAATGAGAAAACAAAAATATAATGAAATCATTCAAAGAACTGGTTTATATATCGAAGACCTATGTCTAATAAAAAAATATGCAGAAAATGGAATTATAGAACCACTATTGGAATATAATTTAACTCCACAAGACTTTGATGTCATGAATCATCTCGCAATTGCAACTAAGTTAAAACAGAGAGACGTGACGAGAGTAAAGAAAGCGTTAAAAAATGCCATCGAACAAAGAAGCTGAAAAGATGGCTGAAAGTATTCTTAATTCTCTCATGCCACTAAACAAAGGAAAGGTGATAGAAGAAGAAGAACCTGAAGTTACGAAGACTATTGGCAATGAAATCCACTTTTATGGAGAAATCACACCCGAAAATACCCTTGAGTTTGTGGAAAACTTTCGAAAGTTAGAAATCCACCTTCTCAAGCAAAAAGCTGATCTCATTGGATATGAACCAGAGATTCGTATTCATATCATGAGTGAGGGTGGTGATATGTTTTCGGGATTCACTCTCAAGAATGTTCTTGAAAAATCTCGGGTCAAGGTTGTGACTATTGCACAAGGTGCCTGTTGTTCCGCAGCTACTTTCATGTTTTTGGGTGGTTCAGAACGTCGCATGGGTGAGAATGCATACCTTTTGATTCACCAGTTGAGTACAGACTTTTGGGGCAAGTATCAGGATCTCAAGAATGAGATGAAGAGTTGTGACAAGTTTATGGCTTCCCTAAAGAAGATGTACATGTCAAAGACTGAGATTCCAGAAAAGAAGTTTAAGAAATTGATGAAGAAAGACCTCTTTTTGTCGGCATCAAAATGTCTAAAGTATAAGATTGCTCACGCGATTGACTAATAGTTACATAGCGTTTGTAAAGACCAAGTAAACATAATATAATAAAAGCTATCGCAAATGTATTTGCATTCATAGGTATACTCGTGCGCTCTGGTGGCTTAAGTCGCTCCATTCTACCATAATTTACAACTGGAAGTGAAGACATCTATTTAAAGTTGAGAAATTAAATAAAAGTATAATGGAACGCCTTATCCGCAAAGATAAAAATGGAAGACAACGATTTACAGATATACGTGTAGAAGATCTCGGTGATGGAACTGCAGACATCGTGAAGACTACCGGAATGGTTGGAAGTGATAAAGTTATTGAGTCTAGAACTAATGTCAAAACTGGTTATGAGAAAGCATTAGCTCGCGCTCAAACAATGTGGAATAATGAAAACACAAAGGGTACCCAAATACTTCCAATGTTGGCAAATAAATGGGAAGATAGAGAAAAGTATATTTCTGAACCATTTTATGTTCAACCCAAACTGGATGGTGTTCGTCTCCTTGTATCGAAAAATGGTTGCTTCTCACGTACCGGTAAGACTGTCAAGGGTGTAGAACATCTTGCCAAAGGATTGCGAGATGGTGAGTGGTTGGATGGAGAATGCTACACCCCGAATATGACTTTTGAAGATCTCACAAGTGCTTTCAAAATGGATCCCAAGAGTTTGGAATTTCACGGATTTGACTACTTTGATACTAATCGTCCCGATCTCCCCTTTGCTGAAAGACAAAAGATTCTGAAAGACAAGACACCCCTGGTCGTTGACACTTTCCTTGTTCCCAAAAAGTCTGAAATACCCAAGTATCATATACAATTCGTTGAACAGGGACATGAAGGAATAATGATTAGAGAATCTACAAGTACGTATGAAATTGGGAAGAGAAGTAACTATCTCCTCAAATTCAAGCAGTTCCAAACTGAGGAATATGAGATCGTAGGTGCTAACTGTGGTCATGGCAGAGATGCCGATGCAGTTGTTTGGGTATGTAAAACAACATCTGGTCAGGAGTTTACTGTAAAACCAGAGGGAACAATCAAGGAGAGAGAGAGGTGCTATAGTGAACGGGATCAATACATAGGTAAACAACTCACAGTTCGTTTCCAAAACCTCACGGCTCTTGGAGTACCCAGATTTCCGGTGGGTGTGGCGATTCGGGACTATGAATAATATCCGGGGAAAGTAAATGAACACTAAACTCGCGGTAGATGTAGATGAAGTCCTCGTCAACCTGCTTGTACCGATGGCTAAATGGAGGGGTGTCGCATTACCCAAACAACCCAAATACAAATACCTATACAGAGAAATTTTTAATTGCACAGAGGAACAATCTCAAGAAATTCTTCACAAGTTTTATCGCTCCAGGGAGTTTCTCAACCTCAAACCAATCCTCGGTGCTCAACCAGCTATGCAGAACTTCAGACAAACATTTGATAAAATGTACATAGTCACAGGACGCCAAGAAATGGTACGTGAAACAACTGAACTATGGATTGAGCGTTTTTTTCCGGGTGTTTTTGATGATGTCATTCTTACAAACAGTTTTACTGAGAATGAAATCAAAAAGGTTGACGTCTGTCGGGCTCTTGGTATCGGGTGTATCATTGATGATATTGGAAAAACGTGTGACGAATGTATTGAATCTGGGATGGATGCTATACACTTCATTGGCGAGGACGTGTATCCATGGTGTGAACCAAGTGAAATTAGTATGAGAGGTTGGGGAAATAATCAGAAGAATATCTATGAAGTATAATATGAACAAGCACGTATACGCGATCGTTCTATCAATAATTCTGGGACATGCGTATTATCAGATGATGGAGGCATCGCTCCCAACTGAATCCAATTGTAGCTATATGGCTGCACCAATGACGGATTATTTGGCGTTTCTTTGGGGGTTTATCCTCGTAGGATACGGGTTCAAATATGACAGCGCAGTGCTCACAGTTTTAGGGGCGTCTATTGTTGTCGAACATGTGTTTCAATATATGCGAAAAGTTTAAATTATTTTTACAATGTGGAAAACACATAGTAAAAATAACGAGAAATGGTTTCGATCCATTGTCCCCAGGGTTATGAGCCCTATACGCTTCCACTGCGCCATCTCGTTTGCACCTGGTGCGATTCGAACGCACGGTCTCCTCCTGTTTGATAGTCTTGAATAATGGATACTAAGGAGGCTCCTTAAACCACTTGGACACAGGTGCTATATTATTATACTGTAGTATATTTTTGACTATTTAACGCACACTCAAAAATCTGTAGTCATATCGGGACTTTTATAAAATATATTACTATAAGAATTTTTTAAACTTGTTGTACAATTATAAAGTTTTCCTCTTAGAGAAAAATAGATTTTTTCATTCTTGTCCCGATGTGACCACAGATTTCTTCTCTTGATATCTTAACCGATTTTGTTCTTTGAGTTTTTCCTTGTTCTTTTCCCTGTACTTCAGAGTTGCGAGTTGTCTTGGTGTCAACTCTGATGGATCTTTGTCCATAACTCTCGGCTTTTTGGTTTTAACTTTGGCTACTAGTTTATATTCAAACCCTTCTGGTGGGGTGGGAAAGGTGACCTCCTCCATTTAATTATAAGTTACATTTTTCTTTAAAGTATTTCACCCTTCAAAAATCTGTGGTCATATCGGGACTTTTATAAAATATATTACTATGAGAATTTTTTAAACTTCTTATACAATTATAAAGTTTTCCTCTTAGATAAAAATAGAATTTTTCAATCTTGTCCCGATGTGACCACAGATTTTTTCATATGACCTCAAAACCCAGGACAATCACTTCTTTTTTGGTGATAATTATTTTCTCAAGTATAAGTATGGATCACCACCCAACTTCATTTTTCATCCTCGAGAATGAGCAACTCGGTACCTTTTGGGTAGGTCAAACCAAAATGAGACTGGGATCAAATGGTCAATCACTCCTCCCATCTATAACAAGAAATCAATTAGTAGACAAACTTGTCTCTAAATATGTAAATTATGATTTCCCGTGTATTGATGTTGTATCTATAAACAAGAATGGGTTTGTTCCATTTTATGGATTGGAGAGGTGGCTTAGCAAATTAGATTATAAAATCAAACAGTGTGAAGAACTTGGGAAACTCTTTAAAGCTGGGTGGCATAGGAGCGATACTACACCACATTCAAAAATAAATGTCCTTCAAGCTCAAAATCCAACCGATATCAAGAAGTTATACAAGAGACTTATTGTGGATTGGGAAGCTAAGGGTATGAGATGCCTAAACACAAGACAAGCCAAGACACGCGCAGAGAGATATGAGGAGAGCAAAAAAGATCCCAACTTTATCTATACGCGCGCGCGTAAAGAAGTCTTACGCCAAATGAAGAAGACCCAAAAGATGCCAAAAGATACAACCATTGAGAAGTACCAGATTAAAGAAGAAGAAATTAAAGAATGTATGGGTCCACAAGGGATTATATATAAGGTAACAAGTCCATCTGGTAAGATATATATAGGTCAGACTATACATACACTCGAAGAAAGGATAAAAGGTCACAATAAAAAATCTACGAATTGTACTTTACTCAAACGGGCTATAGATAAATAT